GCCCTTTACATCGAATTTATTACATTAAAGAATGAGCCCTTTCGAACTCATTTGTAATAAATAAATTCGCGTCGGCTCCGACGCTATGTGTAACTAAAAAGAAAAGGAGAACCTATAAACTTATGGAAAGCTATATCTTCTCCCGCACTTCTTGAAACACGTAAATTGGCTGTGTACGATGGACCAAAACCCATTTTAAGGCAATATTGATTTCGAGGTAAATACTCGAATTCAAATGTGCTAGTAGGAACTGCATCTAATCCAGGTGTCATCCCGCAACGAAATAAATTAATTCCGTAATCAGGTAAAACAATTGGAGATCCTTGCATTCCTGAATAGATGGGGGCTCCAACTCCTAAGTCTTTAACATACACATTATTGAGAGTACTACTGTCAAATTGAATTACTGGAGAGGTGTTAAAGTCTCTCGTGTAAATATAAGGCAATAAAATATTTCCATTACTTAAAGATTCGACAAGTAGAATATTAGAACCACTAACTCCAAAAAACATACTTTGTATTAAAGATAAATATGTCAAAAATCCAAAACTTGTAACTCCTGTAGAATAGATGTATGAATCATCTAAATCTCCAGTTCCAAATGCTGGATAATATAAAGTAATTTGTTGATTACCTTCTGGACATTTAAACCAATTTTCAACACATGTACGTTGCGATAATGATTTTAATGATATCGTATCTGTTCCAAAATACTTTTTAGTCATAATACCCTGAGGTTTTAGTTCTTGAACTAGCTCCCCTTTTCTCATAGAATAGTTAGCTAATGGTGTTAAACCCATTCTACCATCATATATCGAGAGAGAAGGATCTGCTAATTCAAAATCTGAACCTGCTGTATAACTTATAGTAAAAGGACAATATAATGGAGTGGAAACACTTGAGGCACTCTCTTCAGGAATTATTGCTAATACCGGATAAAGTGATGAACTTCCACTAGCAACTAAATCTGCTAATCCTCCCATATCTCTAAACGGACTCGTATAAAGATATGGTACATTAACAGTCACTGTAGTTGTACCATTTACTTCTACTATAGTATACAAAAATTTACCATCTCGAGATTTACTAGAAAATAAAACTCCCGGTGGAATCACATATATAGTATATCTAACTCGTTTAAGAGTTGTGGAATAAAATACAATATTCACATCAATACTGCCAGTATATAATTCAAACATAGATGATAAGTAAAACAAAGGGTAACTCTCAATTACTCCTTGGGGACCGGCTATCCCAGTATTAACTGCATTGGTCTTAATCACAGCTCTAGGATGTACATTAAAATAAAACCCCGTACCTCTTGTCAAACTTTCATTTGTAAAAAATACAGCATCTTTATCTCTCATATAACTATAAATATCATCAGGATCATTGAAATTGGTCAATTCTCCTTTAAAAGACATTTGGTTATAATGTTCACCCAACTGTGCTTGACCAGGTAGGTGATGATCTGAAATTGAATAGTTAACGTTATTAGTTAACATTGTCGATCCCAGTTCATTTGTACTACGACTGAACCCAGCAAAAGTTAAAGCACCTTCTAAAACTTTATGTGCAATTTCTTTAGTCCATGATCCTAAATTTAAATTTCTAAGATAATTAGAAATATTACTAGTGGTTTGAGTATTATACTCCTTAGATTGAGGAGACAACACCTCAAATTCCACATTAGAAAATTTAAAATATACAGACAAAGGAAAAGGCACAGCTGTGTTCTCAGAAGCTAATAAAGTTAGTGGTTGAAAAATTAATGTCCATCCCTCACCAATTTCGTACCCTCTTTGCTCAGATAAAAATGGTAATTCTATCTCATGATCTTCAGCCTTAGCTATATCGATGATCATATGAGGAAAACCTAGTTTGTTTGCTAAACAAAATCTTCTATTTGTGCTATCTTTTAAAATATCTAATCTACGAGAATACCATTGATAATCTTCTGTACTATTAGCATGATTTACAAAAGGAACACAAAACACAAGATAAGCTCCGGAAACATAAGGATTACCCGGATTACTTATTCTTATATGAGCATTAAATTTCATTAGTTTATAACTTTTAACCATTTGTCCAAAATATGGAACGTTGTTATATATAAACGTAGGGGTAATATTTAGACTAGTAGTACCACTAGGATTGACATCAGCCCAATATCTCCATGATAAAAACATCTTTTCCCAATCAACTCGTTCATCAATTTTATTTTCTGAATTCGTTTCTTTAGTACTCTGAGTGTCATCATGAATAGTTGATGCTATAATATCTACAGTTTGAGAAATAGTTTCTTCTTGTTTAGTATCGTTAATTTCTGTAAAGCTATATTTACCAGCAGAGTAAGCTTTAATTCTCTGCTTCGTTTTTGGACTCGGTATAACCTTGTTTAAACGAACGTCTCGCTTCTCCGATTGCGCCCACAAATTGGAGTGATCGAAAACTTCCGTTGGTGGTATTATCTTATCGATTAATACCGGTTTCTTTGTTGACCATACGTTAAATCTATCTTCTAAATACTCAGATAATAAATTTTCATATTTTAATTCCTCAACACCTGGAATACATGATAAAGTAATAGTGTTATAAAACTCAAAAAACTTTCTACCATGTAAGAAAGCTTCTCTTCCCATAGAGTAATAAACTTGTTTTAATCTGTCATATCCTGTTAATTCACCATCACATTCATATGCTAAACTCTTCCAAATCACTTTTACAGCTATGGGAGCACAAACACCTATTTCGTCACTATTTACGAAATTGCGTTTAAGGAATTGAACATCCGAAATTGTTTTCCAAGTAGGTTTAGAATTTTTTCCTGCATCAGTAACTTCATATCCTAAAGTTTTAAATCTCTCGGATAACGATTCTGCTGACACATTTAATCCATCTAAAATACCTATTAACATATCATCTCCAACAACTGCTGGTCTCACCATTTCAAATAGATCCCATCTATTCGTTTCTTTGTGAATCCAGTAATAGATTAAATGTAAATTTATTATGGAATTCAAAAACAAAGTATCAATTCGACCAGAATTTAATCCTGCACAGGATAGCAAATAATTTCCTTCACTCAACATTAATGTTATATTCATAGATTTAACTAATTTAGAACACATATCAGAATCAAATTCTGAATATCCACAACTTCTAGCTAATTTATAAATAAAAGTAACCATATATGATAAAAGTCTAGTATGATGACTATCAAATGCAGAATGATCTCCATCACACACTCTTGAACCCAATGATGTAACATATTTAGCTAATAATGACCAATGTTGACTTCCTGCATTTATATTTGCAAATAAACCCGATTTATCTGGTATAGATAATAGTCTAGTAATTAATGGCATCAACCATAATTTACTAACCACTACCATTGCTTTATTTGAAACTACAAATTTTCTCGCTAACGTTAACTTATTATCCAATTTCTTCTCTCGTGCTTCATCTTTCAATGTTGCTTGAGTATCTAATAATATCATGTCATGATCTTTAAGATAATCAATTATATAATTGACTTCTCTTAAAAAACTTTCATTCATGGTATATTGGTTATTCTCTTCGTCTATCTTAACAAAATTATGCTTGTTAATGCCTAATTCTCTAAGTAACCATCCGGTCGAAGTATCAGTTTTAGTTTGCGTTAACAATACATTTCTGTAATCTCCAGCTAGAGCTTGATGTAATGAAATCGGATTCAACTTACAATTACCGACTCGTTTAACGTATAAATCTGATATTTTAATCATCACATCGTAATCTATTAAAACATCGCTACTATCCATTGCCGAATAAGCTTTTACGTGGGTAGATTTCCAAGTATTATTATCTCCGATGATTTCTTGTTTAGCATGTCCACCGTAAGGTCGACAAAACTCCACAAAACCATCCATATCTTTAATAACACTATATATAGGACTTTCTTTACATGAGAACTTAGATTCATCATGTCTATTACTATAAAATAAAGGAAAATGACCCATTCTGGTTTCATCAGATCTACCATATTTGATCATATTAGTATAATCACTCTTAGGATGACTTCCTACAAACCATGGACCGTTCTTTTGAAGAACTTCCAACATTTGCGGAATCATATTTAGATTCATTATTTTAATTTTAATGCCTTTTTCATCATTAAATCTAGCTATAACTATATCCACTAATTCCTTAGACAATAAACACCCGTAACTATTACGTTCTTCTGTAAAGAATCTTGTAACTTTATTCTTATGCGTATGAAAACCAACAACAACATTTGTATTTGTTAAATAAATTAATTTTCCGCAATCACCATCTTGCATTATACAATCATAATTAAGATAAGAATTGTTAGGAATAATATCACACTCTTTACCATCTATTGTTACTCTACCTTCTCTTGGTTTATCGCCTAAACCTTTTAATAACCTATCATACAAATTAGAATAATTACCTAATGGAAAATCTACATAAACAAAAACATAATGATCGATTAAAGAATCAGCTTTGTCCGAGTATATTATATTACTATGCGATAACAATATTTTATATTCAACGCCTTCTTTATGAACAACTAGATAATCACCTGGTAACAATTTCCCTAATTTGAAATCCTTATCAACACATGGATCCCCAAATATTAAATGAAGAGGAACTACCAGTAAATTATCAGTAATAAGAGCACCATGAGTATGTCTATTAACAGATTTAGAATAAAAACTGACTTTAAACACTGGATCATTAACTCTATTATTGGTACCTAACCAAACTTGACCTTGAGAAATTCGTGGCGTTTCATTTAAAACATGTGGGAGATTGGTAGGCACACCATGAACTACAGCTTGTCCAATCAAATGACTACCAATAGATAATCCTAACTTAACCATTATGCCAAAAACTGCCACTGAACTAATAAATATGGATCCAACTTTCACCAAATCTGTATCCCTACTCCACTCCTTATATTTAAATTTAGTAAAATATAACATACGTCTAATCAAAAATTTAACCCTTAAAGTATTCAAACTTGAATCACACTTCACTAAAATTCCATTTTGAGACTTTAAAGCTAAATCCAACTTATCTAAATCAATTAAAGCTTCTGAATTATCGGTTATACTCACAAAAGATTCAGTTCTAGGTTTGAAAGAATAATAAACACAATAAAAATATAATGCGCACTGAAATTGTTGTAATTTAGTACGATCTCGTATAAGTATAGTATTCTCTCTTCTTCTTTTCCCTACTAGATTTTGAAATATATAACCAATTTCAAATATATGATCCTCATGAACATAAGGGAATATCTTATTAATCTTCTTATAATCTATACCAAAAAAATAACCATCGTTGTCATCACCCCAACCAAACTTAATTCGGTTGAAATCATCAACTTCCAAATTAAATTTCATAGTATCTTCCGTAAATTCCCTCAAAATATCCGAAATTTCTTCCTCACTTTGATCTTCTGTAAAAGCGTCTTCTTTATTGAAATAATTATAAAATTTTAAAGAAAGATTTTCTATAATACCTTGAGGTTTAAGTACTTTCGTTTCTAAACCATTATTATCTAATTCAAAAGCGAATTTAGAACTCTTGACAAACTGTCTAAATATAGGAGATTGCAAAAATTCGTGAGATTCATGCATTCCCAAAGCACTCCATCTTTCAAGAGGTAAAAATTGATTACAAAAATAAATTTTATTAAAAACTTCCATCTTTCTCAATCTATCATAATCAAAATCTCGCAATTCAGGATGAGCACACAGTTTAATTGAGTTAACAATAATATCAAACTTCACACCATCACTAAACCAGTCTTGTCCACATTTGCAAAATAAAGCATTATGAATACCAGGAACTCCTGCACTACACACATCTTCATCATAAACATTATAACTCACTTTTCTTTGATTCTTCTTCATATACATAATCCAATTAACTACTTCTGAAGGTCTTTTAAAAGATATTATAGGGCTTCCTCCATACATTGTAATAGCATGAGGAGTCGTTGTATTTAGTTCGGAAATAAAATAATCTATCAAAAGTAATTTGCCAGTCAAAAAATCGGACATTTCGCTATCCGTTAAACTGGAAAATAACTTATCCATTTTAACATTCTTTTCCTCAGCTATTCCTTCTGCATTCTTATTAAATTTACATTCAATAACCACATATCTTCTATGCAACTTCTCACTATTTAAACTTTGCGTTAACTTATATTCACTTTCATTTGTAGTCACAAACACATAATCAGGGAAAATAGTACTTCTTTCTTTCTCTGATAGTGACGCTGTGCTCATATGAAATCCAGTAGAATCCACAGCACTTTGTAATTTGGCTATATACGGCTCTTCTAAGCACTCTTCCTTAGTCGAAAAAATATCATTAAATAATAATATTTGACTAACTACGGATAGCGTTTGATGAGTTATTCCTTCAGAATAATTTTGTAGGCAATTCACCGATAATGGTATATTACTAGCAATCTTATGTCTAGTGTGAAAATAATCAACAAAACTTGTTTTCCAAGTACCTGGACCTCCATATAGAATAACTCCAACAGGAGGTGATTTGGCATTTGGCATACTCATCTGAACATGTTTAATATTATTTAGGAATTCTTTAATTTCCTCACTAGTACATAGACTAGTATATCTAGGAGCACATAATTCTCTCTTAAGAATTTCGCACTCTTCTAACAATTCTGGAATTCTTTCCGGGTTATCGCCAGATCGTTTCAACATTTCATTCAATCTGTTAACCTTTCTCATCACTGCACAATCACCTGTATAACCAAATAATTCATTAAAATCATAAGTAGTTAAAAAACCATTTATGCTACTAGACATAATTCCAAATATATCAAAAATATTACTCAAAATTGTTCCACCTGACTTAACCTTATTAATACAACCTAAAGCAATATCTAAAAAATCTTGAAAATGTGAATATTCAAAAACTTTACTAGATATAGCTACAACAAATATATTAATTAATTTATGAATAATAGTACCTTCTGATAATGCTTTAGCTATTTTAGCAGGTATGCTTAATAAATCGTCTAATCCTTGCGGAGTTATAACAATCATGTTTCTAACTCGATTAATTACTCTTGTAAAATAATTATCTCCTTTTAACAACTCATATAAAACTTCAATAGCATTCGAAAATATAGCTAATTCAACCGATGTCGCATTCAAATCTGAATGATTCAACAAAGCCCATAGAGTCACTATTCTACTTGCAATAGATATATTGTTTTCAAATAAATCCTTAACTCCATAAGCAAATGTTTTAAATTTAGTATAATAATAACTAAATTCTGCAATATTCTCAATACCATTTCGATATATATTTGGTTCTTCAAAAATACTTTTGAACAAACTAATAATATCCCAAAATTTACCTTGAGGTTTCAATTCAATTCTCACTTTTTCAAATTCATGTCTCTCATGTTCTGTAAATGCTAAATAAAACATATTATAAATTGGAAAATTATCTTTTAAATTATCCCCATTTATAAATCCTGGCATATTTAACACCACGTCGAAATCTACATTAATTTTAAAAATATACCCTCTAGCACGCTCTCTATCCCTAATAGATAAATCTCGTACTCTATTAAGTATATGATTTAAAATCTTTGAATCTTCATTGGAATTTAAAAATTTAATAACATCTAAAAAATGCTCACTTCTATTTGTATTACAAACGTAATTACAAATCATCTTTGAACACTTTTCTTTCACTAAATGTAATTTCAATGATCGATAAATTTCTTCTCCACTTCTTTCTCTACAACTCTTAGATTGGGGAACTAAAACGAAATCTTTTAAGATTTCATCTAAATCATCTTCAACCTTTTTTACACGATCAGAATATTTAACAATATTCTTCTTCTTCTTCATAAAAAATCTCTTCTTGCTTGGTACCTCCAAACGAGAAGATAGAAATTCTTTATTTAGAATTGAAGTTCTACGATTCCACTAACTAATTCTTAAATCTAATTCTGTAACAACCATATTACAATAAATTGGATTTCTTTTACTAATTACGCTTGGTTCTTCCAAGTTAACAGTTTCGCTGAACGTA